CTCGGCAAGCCCGACGACCGCCTTCACCGTAAGAGTGGCGGTGTCAGCACTCATGCTCGAAACGGAATAGATGCCAGTATTCGCGTCAATCGTGCCGGCGCAACTCGTCTGCGTCACAACCGAATAGACAACGCCATTGCCGGTGGTGATATCGGTCGTGCCCAGGAACACCTTGAATGTTCCGGTAGCGAGCGCATAGGAGGACACAGTGCCCGAGCTGTTGGCAGCAAGCGTTTGCGACTCGTTCGTTAGAAAGCCCGACAACGCAGGGGTGCCCGGAATGCCGTCTTCGCCGTCGTTACCCTGCGGACCCTGGATTAGACCGACGTTGTTCCAGGCGCTGCCATTCCAGACGTAGAGATAGCCTGTAACCATGTATGCATCGCCCGCGGTGTTCCCCGACGCTGGAAGCGCCCCGGCCGGGGCGAGCGACCCCTTAATGGTCACGCCCGTGCCGTCTGCACCTTCGCGCACCTTTACGATGGTGATCTTGTCAGTCAGGCCGCTGTGCGTGATCGTGACGACCGCCGTGTCCGCGCTCATGTTCGCGTAGGTCAGAGTACGCGCATTGCCCGTGCCGGTCAGCGTGCCCCCAGTGATGCTGAAGGTGGCATTGCCAGTCAGATTCTGCAGGTCGGCGTTGATTGTGACCGAGGTGGGTGTCGCGGTGCCGCTCTTGGCAACTCGAAACACCTGCGAGTCAGCGCGCACACGCACCATTGCGGCGCTCGAACCCGCTTCGCCCGAGATACGATAGCCCGCGTCCCAGGTGCTCGGAGTGGCCGCAGGCGGCACAACAGTGCCCGAGCGCATCCAAAGGTACTCGCCAGCAGACAGCGTGGGTGCCGTATCGGACCAGCCCGTTGTGGGGGCCGTAGAGACGCTGGTGTTCTTGGCGTACTGGAACTGTGTAGATTGCCCGTCCGTGCCCGTGACGCGAATTGGCGCAGACCACGTACCTGCAAGATCCGTCACGCCATCAACGACCGCCTTAGACATCCAGACCGGGTCGGTCGGGGTTGCAGGCGGGGAGTCAAGCCAATCGACCGGAACGATCGCAGTGCCAGTCGGCGTTGCGGGCGCTGTCGCACTCTCGCGGAAGACGTAGGACACGTAACTGGCGTTCTTGCCATCTTCAACGATCACCACGTTCTCGGAATCAAGCAGTGTCGTGACGCCACCCGCCAGGAACAGTTCGCAGAGAATAACCTTGATGCCGGCCGGGATCGTGTAGGTGTAAGTCGATTGGTTGGCGGACGAAGTATAGGCGGCGGTGAACGTCACCCCGTCCGTACTGGTGCTGACCTTGAATCGCCCGGAGTAGGCGCTGACTGAGCCCGTGCCCGTCTTCGAGTACGCGGACAGCGTGATGGCAGATTCGCTATAAGCGCCGAGGGCGTCGCGCTTGATAGACTTTGCCGAAAGCGTCAGCGAGTAGGCGGTTGCCGAGCTGCCAGCCTCGCCACCTTTGGATTTTGATAGGGTGAAGGCGCGCTGAATGGTAACGCCGTTCCACACCGCTTGAAGTGCCATTGCCGCGGTGTCGGCGCTCATAGCCGTGACCGCGTAGTTGCCCGAAGCGTCGATGGTGCCGGTGCAGCCTGTTTGCGACAAAACCGAGTAGGCTACCGCCGCGGGCGTGACCAGCTCGTGCCCGCTATAAACCTGAAACACGCCCTTAGCGTAGTTTGTGAAGTCACTAGCGGTCACAGTGCCAGAGCTGGTGGCAGCCAGCGTGACTGCTTCGTTGGTCAGTAAGCCGGTAACCGGCTGCTCACCCGTGTCACCCTTTGCGGCGTAGAGGCCCCAATGGGCATTGGACTCGGTTGGCAGCGTGGGTGGCATGCTGAGTTCGTCGGCAGTGTGATCGACCTTTGCAATCCAGCCCGAACCGTCCTTGATGACAATGTCGCCCTTCTTGTGCACGGTGCCCAGAGTCCAGCCGCCGCGATAGGCATTTCGCGTAGCGCCGCTTTCGGGCTTCTCTGCACCCGCGATCTTTTCCCAATCGACCACGCCCGAGGCGATGGTCACGCTGCCGTCGGGACCATAGACGTAGAAGCCGTCGCCATTCCACTCGAAACCGGAGCTGCCAGGCGTGCCTGCCCGGAACTTGTACTTGCCGCTGTGGTAACCCATCCAGAAGCCGGTGCCGCTTCCGTAAGTGATCGCCCCGCCTCGCACGAAGCCCGTCTGGTCGATGGTCAGCGAACCCGCCGTGATCGAGCCCATGTTGGCGTTGATCGCAGCAAGGCTGGTCACCGTGATCTTGTCAGCAGTGACTGATCCGGCAAGAATGTGGCGACCCACGATCGTATCGGACTTGATGTGACTCGCGTCGATGGCGTCGGTCGCAATTGCCGTCGAGGTCACCGTGCCCGGAACGACCAGATCGCCTTCGAGGGCGGTCGCGTTCAGGACGTTGATCGCGATGCCGTTCTTATTCAGGAAAACGATCGTGTCGTCGATGCCGAGCGCAGGAATCGTATCGGCGGTTTGGAATGCAGTTGGTGCGCTCCTGAGCCAATAGACGAATCGCTTGTTGGTCGTCCCGTTCGTGATCGTGTAATCCACCCCGTCATAGACGAGACGAACGTCCGACCAGGCAATCTGGCCGGACACGGGGCTGTTGCTCAACAGAGAAAACGACATACGAGGCAATCCTAAGTCACGGGTGACTGATCATACCTCAAGAGCCTCAATAGATGAAGTGCTTCTTGACAGCCAAGTTCCGAGCCTGTACAGCGCCAAGCGCGAGCTTCGTATAATCCACGGCACCGGGGGCAAGATGGTTCGTTGTGATTGAGCCATCCGTGAGCGCACCAACGCGAATCCACTGCGTGCCGTCCCATCCGTAGATGCCCCGCAACTCGGCATCGGGCGACTCGAAGTAGATGGCATTTTGGCCATCGACCTCAGTTGGGCTAGCAGGCAGTGTCGTGACGTTGGTAATCCCGGCGACCGTACTTGGAACGGCGTAGGCTTTCGCCGAGTAGTTCAGCCCCGTCTTGCCATAAGTGTCGTAATGAGCCGCGACGAAGTACATCGGCTCAGTCACCCCCTCCAGCATGAAGAAGGTACTGTTGCCATCGAAGAGCCTGTTTGCGAGGCTAGGCGTAAAGTTCTCGTCGGTCGAACCCCAGAAGATCGTGCCTGCGTAATCAAGCTCTTCAGAGATCGAAGCCTCGAGAGCCGCTGACTTTACACCGGATCGAGCAACCAGCGTTGGCGCAGCAGGAGCGGCGTTTGTCGCGGCAATGTCGTGCCATGTCTGCGAGAGAACCGAGCCCTTTTTTGCCTTAACCCGCAGCGTGATGTCTCGCCAGGGGCCGCCGTCGGCGTAGGCCATTTCCCACGAATAGCGATAGCTGTTCGTGCCGATCGTCACTTCGCGCTTCGTGTCTCCGTCAACAACGACCTGAACCGAATATCCCTCTGCCACAGCGACTTCGTTCCAGCGGAATTCAAACGTAGGGCCGCTGGACGAGACAGTGCCGCCTGTAACGTTCGGCGGCGGCGGCACCGCACCGATCTGAACTTGTTGCGTCATCCAGGGGCCGATTGCGCCGCCGTATGCGGCAACGCGCACCCACAGGTTCCCCTTATTGGCGGTGAAGCTGTAGCTGGTTGAAACAATTTCCGCCAGCGTGCTCCAGTTCGCATTATCTTGAGATGTCTGAATGATGTAGCGAGTTGCGCCACCCACGGGGCTCCACGTCGCGGTCACGGTCGGGGTGTTGCCCGAACCCGTCTGGACAACGTACAGGTCTGTCACAATGGGCTTGTGGGTGGGCGTCGTCAGTGACCAGCGCACGAGATCGATGGGAACCGAGCCCCCATCGGCGCTGTGCACGCGCACATCTTCATTGATCGCGCTGATCTGCACGGTCTTCGAGCGAGGCTTGATTGCGGTAATCTTGGCGAGCTGGACGACCTGACCGGAGCGTCCGAAGGTGAAGTAGGTCTTCTCCTTCAGATCCGAGGTTTGCATCGCGAAGTTCGGCAGAGTTTCGGTCGCATCAATCACAATGGACTTGCTGTCCGCACCCTGATTCACCTTTGCAGCGCCCCAGACGCTGCCGTCGGTCTTGCGCAGCATCACATAGTGCTGCGCGCCGTCAGTCCAGGTGATCGGCTCGTTAAGCGTCAGGGTGCGCCCGACAAGCGACACAACCTCCCCACCCTCGCCCCATTCCGGGATGTCGCTCTGAATGGCGATCATGTCACCCAGCGACGGGATGTGACCTTCCAGCTCGGTCTCGAAGGTGATCTCTTTGCGGCAGTAGCGGTTCTTTGCCGCCATGTACATGCCTTCGCGCCAGGCGTGATTTCGATCCGTGATGCCGAACGCCTTGACCTGCGCGGGCTTGTCACTGGGCACGCCCTCGAGCGAGCATCGGATGGTGCGCTCTTTCCAGACCACGCGATCCCAGTAGGTCACATCGACGCAGTCGGACGAATCTTCAGACGGCATCACATAGGTGATCTTGAAGCTGTCCTTGACGATGTTTCGCGAGGTGAAGAGCGCGGTCGGCAAGGTCTGGAGCTGATCGCGAACGAAATGCACGACGCCGGACTGGACGAACGGGCGGGAGCGAATTGTTCGCGTGACGGCGCCGAGCGCATCCCACAGCGTCTGCGGCGAGTCGAACACGGCATCCAGGTAGTCGTTGCGCGACACGGAAAGGGAGTTCATGTTGATCAGTTGCCCGATGTCGATGCGGGCATCGAACACGCCGGCGCCATACTGGGCGCGCAGAACGTCCGCAGCGGCCCATGCAGGACTGCGAGTTGGGACTGGCGCTGACCACACATACGAACTCGTGCCGGCGTTCCAGCTCGGAACCGGCAGCTTGCGCGTCACTTCCAGGTTGATCTTGCGCGAGGACTGCTGCGAAATCTCGTTGTTGGCCTTGATCTTGACCGCCAGCATGGTGACGCCCTGATAGGTGTCGGTGCCGTTGGTCAGGTAGCCTCGGGCACTTGCCCAGATGAGGTCGTTACCGACGCGGGTGTCGGTGTCCTTACCACTTGTGCGGACTGCACGAACTGTATATCGACCCGCTGCGACACCGTACTTGTATGTCTTCCGAATTGCCGTTGCAGTTGCACCCGAGACGGTGTGCGATCCGAGAAGAAACTCTGCCGCGACGGGGTTGCCGATGTCGTCGATCTTGCGAGCGTAGAACGAAAACGAGACTGATCGACTGTCCAGTCCGCCCGCATCGTTCGCGTAATAAAGTCCGCGCGGGCAGATGATATCGACGGCGAGCTTGTTGATCTCGGTCTCGGTCGGGTTGATCACGAACGGACCGAGAGTGTCCATCTCCTGCCCTGCGACCTCCCCGCTCGTCACAACGCCGGTCGGGAACAGCGTGACCTTTTGTCCAGGCTCGACGACCTCCCAGTCCGCATCTGGGAACGACGTGATCGGCGTATCTTCTACCTTCAGCGTATCAAGGTGAGTCTGATACTCGCCTTGCCCGATACAGAAGAGCTGATAGAGGTACTGCTCATTGCTTTCAAACTCCGCGTAGGGCATTGCGGCGAAGTCGGGATAGACGCGGTGCCGACCGTAGATGACCGGGATCGGCTGCCCGATGCGGGCCTGGTTACCCTGGGCCTGTGCGGTGTAGGTGGGGCTTGCATTCAGGTCCGCCATACGCTGCGCGGCGGGTGGCTTTGGGGGCGGAATGAGGGCGTTGATAAGCATTGAGCCTATCATCGTGATACCCGCCGTCGCGACCGACAGGAACGTCATTGTGCCGCCCATCGCTGTCGCTGCAAATGCGCCGCCCACAGTTCCAAGCATTGCGCCCGCGATGTAGGGCGCGGCAATGGCAATCGCGATCATCAGCACAATGCGCAGCGGGTTCGATCCGCCACCGCCCTGCGGGAGTCGCACGAAATTGACCACGTCGCCGTCGCCAACGCGAGTCTTCTGCCAGTCTGCACGCAGAAGCGGCTGTCCGTTGAAGAAGCAGACCGTGGGTTTCGTCAGGTCGATCTTGTTGCGACGAACCAGATTCCCGACGCTTAGCCTTTTGGTGATCTTCTTTTGAACACGATCCCGCGCCGGATGGAACGGGTTGCTGATGATGTTAAGCGTCGCTTGCATGTCGGTAGAATTCCAAACGCCCCCAGCCGGAGGTCTTGAGCGAAGAGAGCGAACTGAAGACGACGCCTTCGCCGCGAGTGCAGTGCAGAACTCCCCCACCATCCACATCGATCCATACGCCGACGTGAGAGGGGTGCTTGCTGTGGGCCATCAAAACTGCATCGCCGCTCTTTGGGGTTTCGATCTTGCGCCAGCGGCTGCACTCGTCATTTGCGTGAAAGTTCTTCACCACCGTGCGCAGGTCATTGGCATCAACGTCGATGAAATCGACCTCGCGTCCGAAATGCTCACGCTGCACGTGTCTGAAAAAGCCCCAGCAGTCGAACTCGTCCGGGCCTTGCCCGCCATTGACCCACTGCTTGCCGATGTACTGAATTGCGAAGTGCATGGTTATCCGATCGTCAGTCCGGGGAATTTCGTGTCGGTGTAGTTTTCGCCAGGGAACTTCTTGTTCATGAAGTCGGCGATGGTGGCCTTTGCGCGAACTGCCATCGCGTCCGCCTCGATGGACGAGATCGTCATGTGCAGCGGAGGATCGTTCTGCGGGCCACCGAGCAGATCGTTGCTGAGAAAGGCGCGGTAGGTTACTTCCAGCTTCTCGGGCATGGGCATCGCAAGCTCGATGTGCTGAATGATTTCCCGGCTCACGTTGTCGATGTTGATCTGAAGCTCGGGGATGCCGGTGTCGATCACCTCGGGCAGCACGAAGTCAAAAGCGAAAGGCTGAAACTCGACTGTCTGCCCTGCATTGAGCGGCGCACTGCCCTCCAGACGAGCGGTGATCGGCGCGTACTGCGTCGTTACGCGAATCGGCGTCGTGAAGGACGGATGTCGCATTTCCAGGGTATCGACGATGACCACATCGGAAGGGGCAGAGGCGTAAGCCTCCTTGATTGCGGCGCTCAGTGCGGGATCGGGCATGGCTACAGAAAAGAAGTCAGCAATGACTTATGGTATCACATCATCACTTCGAGCGTCGCCGTCACCGACCACAGGTGCTCGCGCGCCTCAGTCGAAGCCTCGTAGGGCTCGCGAAACCTCGCCTTGTAGGTTGCCTCGCCGCGACCATCGACCACCTTCATGTTGAACCATGCGGTGCCGTCGTAGATCGTGTCCCGGTAGAAGGTCTGGAACGTCTGAAGCTGCGCGATTGTCAGCAGCCATTCGGCCTTGACTTCAGTTGGAACGGAGATGTAGCGCCGACGAACCCTTGCGGGGCCAGCTTCCATTTCCGTTCTAATTGCGTTCTTCATCGGCTTGATCGAGTACGACGACATCATCACGTTCGGCAAAGTCGAGGGAAAGTTCGGGGTGCTCATCGACGTGCTCCAGCGGCCCGGTTCAGGCCATAGACGTTTTCAAGGGTGTTTGCCACCGGGCTGCGCCCGCGCGAAATGTTCGACGCCATCTTGCCTTCCACCTGCTCAATCATGATCTCAAGCGTCATGCCGCCCTGCCCATCATCCGACTGACTGACATTTGCCTTCGTGCCAGGCGCTTCGTGGATATTCACGACCATCGGGGCTGCGCGCCCAGCCGGGGTGCCGCTCATCATGGGTGCCGACAGCGTGACGGGGATCGAGCGACCATCCGGCAGCGGGACGAACGCCTCGTTCATGTCGCCCTCTCCGAAAAGCGCAAGCTGGGGTGAGTTTGCAACGCCACCCTTTGCGTAAGCCTTCAGATCGAGCGGCCCGCCCGGAGTCATCACGCCACCCTTTGCGAAACCGAAGAAGCCGGCAACGGCAGATCCGACGGCGCTCATCCAGCCGCCAGAGGCAGATCCGGCCGAAGCCGTTGCGCCCGCACCTGCAATCTGAGCGGCGGCGGTATTCGTCGCTGCGGCCAGACTCATTGCGCCCGAAGCGGCAGCAGCGTCGGCGGCAAGCTCGGTTGTGGTCTTGAAGAGCGCGATGGTCTTCGAGATCAGGGTGCTGGCCCAGCTTTGCGCCGTGTTCTGCCCGGTGGTCGCCGTATTGACGCCGGTCGCGACCGTGTTGCCCGTGGTCGTCGCGGTGTTTGCGGTGGTCGCGGTGGTGTTCAGCGTGGTCGAGGCTGCGCTGCCCTGCATCGCTGCGTTGAACGCAATGAGTGAGCTTGCGGCGCTTCCAGCAGCGGTCGCAACGGCACTCATGCCCGAGCTTGCCGCGCCCTCGGCACCGCCACCAGC